ATCCCCGGATGCCGCCGTCACTGTATCCAGATCTGCTCCGCTTCCTCCACCGCCCAGCATCCATATTCTGCCCATCACCCCACCCCCTGCAGTCCAACAGTAATATCCGTCTCTGGCTTCTTATACACCTTAAAGGTAGCAACCCCGTCCCCCAAGACCCCGGTCCCGCTGCTGATAATGGAAAATGCCTTTGTGTAGGCTTTCTGCGCCTCCAAAGAAGCCCCGTCCGCAAGAGCGCTTACCAGGCATGCGTCCTGGTTTTCCTTTGCACCTTCAACACTTATGGTCTGGGTAAAGGGGGCCGTGCTGCCTGTCCACCCGGATGCCGGCAGCACCACCAAAGCTACATGGTCCATGCGTTCCAATTCGGTCTTTAAGTAAAAATCATTGTTCAGCAGCTTTTCGATATCCTTTGCCATCTCATCCCCATTCGCTTTTGTCGTTCTTGACCACTTCCTTACTTCCAAGGAAAAGGCTGGCGGGTTATTCATCACAAACTCCATTATTTTTCCACCTCATTTCCTTATCCACAAAATCAAAAAATCGAATCCATTTTATATATCTGGGGGATGTCGGCATCCTTCCCCTTCCGCATAAAGGTGCGGTAGGCAACCAGATCCCCCTCACTGTCATACAACCCCATCTCTGATATGTATGCATCATCCAACTCCCCAGCCTCCAGGGTGGCAGCATACCTGCAGGTTGTTTGCTCCTCCTCCACATATTCATGGGATTCAATATCTTTTCTCAGCAGCTCTTGGTACAGACCGATCTCATTCCCCGTTGTAGCAATCGGATTCCCGGCTTCATCTACACCGCCTGCCCCCCATGCCATCTGGGTGATGGCTGGCAATTCTGCATCCCCTGCCTGTGCCATACACAGCTTCCGCCGTCCTACCGTAGTGATTACCCCTCTGTTATCTGCCATAACACAAAACCTCCTGTCATAATCTTATAAATTTCCATACCTGAAACATCCTATAATATGTAAAGCCCGCCATCCAATTCCCGGCTCCCGTCCAGCTCCCATTCCCCATCCAGAATATTCAGGTTATCCACAAGGACATCCCCGGCCCTGGATCCTGCCTTAGCCGATGTCTGTATGGTGAAGCTCTCCTCCACAGCTTCCTGACACTCCGTCAATCCCCTTACTTCTACTTCCTGGCTGCTTTCAATTCTCTCCCTGACTCCAGTAAAAAAAGAAACCGCCGTTTTTTCCTCCGGGGTTCCCTCAATCCTTGTCTGTATTTCCATCTTTACCGGGCAAATGTCTATCTGTTCAATACTGTCATAACCGCTCAACGTTTGGCTTCCGTCAAGCTCCCAGGTACCGTTTAAAAATAATGTCGGTATGTTCATCCGGGGATAAAAGGCACTAATAAAGGTTACAGACATAGCCTGCTTTATCTCTGCCTTCACCGCTTCTCTGTATTCTGCATAAAGTGACAGCTTCATATTGCCCGGAAGCAGACCCTCAATCACATCATAAATATTTCCCACCTGACAAATATCCTGATTGATAATACAAATTTTTAATTGATATATTTCATATAAGCGTTCAATGGTATAGTTTTCTCCCCCTATAGCAGAATCAAGCATTGACTTCAAAAAGGAAAGTGTATACGGTAAGCGCAAATTATACTTCATAAGCAGTTTTGTCCTGCGCTCCTCCAAAGTCTCCCCTTTATCCGGGAAGATACCTAAAATCCTCTCAAATCTTCCAATGCCATACTCATCCGCCGTTGCCACAAAAGCATTCTTTCTCACCCGGCCGGCAGCTTCCCACAGAAGTGCAAATTCTGGATTTTCAGCCTCTAATGTTTGGGCCAGCGCTTTATATTCCTGCATAAATGGGGGAAGATAGGAAACCAGATCCACCTCCTTGATCATCCGCTTACACCTCCAAACATTGGAATCTCGTATTCATCCAAAACCAGATTGCCGGCAGCTCCATTCAGGAAAGTGTCCTGGACATCAATCACACCAGGAACCCCTAAAATCCGGTTATCAACCTGGCTTACCCTTACAACCAGATAAGAAGTATCCGACCATTCTTTCCTAAGTCCCAAAAAGTAATCAGAAACGGCATCCTCAATAGATGATTGAAGGTTGTCCCACCCATATCCCGGCTCAAATGTAATGGTTGATTTTATAGCGACCTGTTTCACTTTTGCGCTCTCTACCTTGACCACATGGCCGATAGGCGCAAGTCCATACCCATCCCCGGCATTTATATCCGGATCCATGGTATCCTGGACCGTCTGGACAAGCGCATCCGATGCAGGCCCAAATTCGGAATCGATAATGGTCAGCAATACAGTCCCGCCTGTTGTCAGCTTCTTTTCCTTTGCGGCACAAAAAACAGAACCAAGCCAGCTCCCTACTTCCTCCGACAATGTTTCCTTAACGGAATGGTACCACTCCTCAACACTTTTTTGAGGGATCATGTCAGACGGAGAAATGTCAGCATTCCATACCCTTGTCACCTTTGTCTTTCCAACCCCAGGGATGGCATTTGTTTTTTCAAGATAGTCCGCAACATTCCCGCCAAATGCCTTTTCATCAAACGATTTAAAATACCGTTTTCGCAGATCCTCCGTTTCTTCCTCGTCCTCACCGGGAATCAGAACTTCCGTTAATTCAGCGGTCTGCAATCCCTGGATGTATTCTATGGGCACCATTGCGCCGAAAAACTGATTGCCGATTTTCCCGGCCGTTTCACACTCAACCTGGTATTCTCCATCCGCGATCCTTTCTCTTACGATATAATTCACATCTCCGATATTAAGCCGCCGGCCGGTCATGTCAATGCCTGCCGGAGTAAACACCCCTTTTAAGACTGCCTTTGTCGCCTCATAGGGGGCAATCCCCCGTTCCCTGCATCGTAAAATTAAAAACTCCCTGGAAGCAGTATCACCGTAAACCTCCCGCAAAATAACATCCAGTTCAAGATACAGGATCTGAAGCTCGATTGCGGTAGGTGAGTGGGTATCCCAGATAACAGAGCCTTCCCGTTTGTCAAATTTATCCGGAACACGGGAAAGCATCCGTTCCAGGAGCATTTCATACGTAATATTCTCATACATTAAAAATCCACCTCCCGCTCTGCCTGTATATCCCCAAAAACAGTATGTACCCGAAATGATACATGGACCACCCCTTTTTGGGGAAATTCAAACATAAAGCCATCAACCTCCTCAATCCTGTCATCCTGAAGCAGCGCCTCAGAAATCCTGCGTTTTAGTTCCGGACATACATAAGTGACCGGTTCGCCAAAAAGGTCAAGAAGCTCAATCCCATAATTCCAGCTATACATGACATACTGATACCGTTCTGTCATAAGAATCTTGTAAACAGCCTGCTTCACTGCATCCAGTTCGTCCGTATACCCGCAGATAAGATTACGGTCCGGATTCATCTTATAAGTAAAGCAAGGCTGTTTTTCAACCTTAAAATCCTGTTTCAAAAAACCAACTGTTGAAGGAATCATCCTTTACCCTCCTGTCCGGTCAATCAAAATGTATTTTTTACCTTCCTGCTGCCGTATCAGGATCACCTTATCTCCCACATTCAGCCCGTTTTTTACAACCACCCGCTTCCCGTCTATCTGAACCGTATAATCTGTTACATTCCTTGCCAGACTGATCTGCTTTTCAGAAAGCTCTAATTTAGGTTCAATATAAACTTTTAACGGCACTTTTGAAACAACCTCCCCAAAGTATACATTTACCGGTTTTGAGGCTCTCTGGACATCCAAAGCAGCCTTTTTTATTTTTTCAGCCAACCTGGTTGCATCAGCCAACAAACTCACCTCCTCTAAGCGTTAGTTCCATCCAATGTTCGTTTTCTTTAAAAGTATGCTTACAGCTTTCCACCAGCATAAAATTTTTAAGTTTCACATCCCCCAAGTCAAGGTTTACCACAATCAAGCTTCCTGCCCTCACCCGATTGTCCCCTAAAACACCGGACAATTTCAAATTCCGTGTTTTCTTGTTATACAGCTTTAACAGGGCGTCTGCCTTTGCCTGGCCGTTTTCCCCCTTCTGCAAGGTAGAAAAATGCTGCAGAACCCCCCATTGATTAATGTTTGCCGAATCCTGTGCAATATACACATCCCTTTTTCCTGTGCTTTCATTCTCATAAGTCAGCTTTATTTTGTTGAAGGTATTATCATCAATGGATGAGGTATATTCAAAGTTTTCCCCGGTTTCCTCATCTACCATCAGATAAGCATTTGGGCTTCCCACCATCATGGAGGACAAGCGTTTCAATGTAAGCTTCCCAAAATCATCATAGAAAACAAACATTTCCCCTGTGTTTGTCAGTGTAGCATCAAGAGCATTCTGGATCATTTCGAAAAGCGAAACATCTTCTTCACTGCCCCATTCGATCCTGTAATTTGTGCATTCCAGGGTACCCACATTCATCCTGTAATCCTCAGCGATCATCTGGATTACCTGGTCCGCAGTTTTATCTACATAAAACAGGGTATCGGTATTTTTTAAATACCGTAATTGGTCATAAGCAGTAACCGTAATGATTTTCTCCCGGTCCCTCTGCTGCTTGAATACAAAACCAAAGAATATTTTATCCCCATCCACTCGAAGCTGCACTGCAGAACCCTCTGAAAAATCAAGCGCCTCATCCTTTAACACCTGAAATGTCAGCTTGCCAGGGGTGTTTTTCCTATTTGTAGTCCACTCAATCCCTTCCTTTACTGCCGGATAATAAAGCTTTGTGCCTGACGGATCCGCGATCAAAAGCTCAATCTTCAATTTTTACACCCCTTTCTATGCAGCCGGGATTGTCAGAACTTGCCCTGCACGGATTAGGTTTGGGTCTCCTCCGATCACTCCCTTATTAGCCTCGTAAATCACCGGGAATTTTGCACCGTCGCCATAAAACTTCTTTGCAATCTTCCAGAGGCAGTCCCCTTTTACCACCGTATAACTTTGGGCGGCGGGCGGTGCCGGGGAATTAACCGTTTCCCGCTGCTCCTCAACCGCTGCTTTAGGCTGCTCCGTATTCATAACAATCCTGACCGTTTTTGTTCCATAGCTTTTCCACTGCTTTAATTTTATTTTTACTTTTAGGTCAAAGCCTTCCTTTGCATCCTCTATAACCTGGTAATCTTCCATGGATACCTTCATATTTGTGTCAAACAACTGCCCTCCGGCCGGTTTTCTCCTGCACACAATAAATTGGAACGGCTTCCTCTGTCTTTTTAAAGATTGAAAATAATCAAGAAAATATTCTGCGTCTTCAAAGCCTGATTTATATACCGCAAAGGGGTATCTCATTTGAGGGATCATGCACTCAAATTCAATATCCGTTAATCCTGGCTTTTTCAGGATATTGATTTCCCCCTCATTAATCAGGGTAACAGTTTCGTTGGTGTTGTTGGCTTTTATGGTAAGCTTAGAAGGCGCAACCGGCAGTAAGCATTTTTTTAAATAAAAATCATACCCGCTATGCCGCATTACACATGCACCCCTTCCGTCATAATTTCAATCGCCTCGCCCAGTGCATCATCTAGGCCGGAAACAATTCCATCCAAATCCATACTACTGCTGATTGTATTGTTGTTTGTCTGTTCAATAGTGATTTCCGCGGTAGTAAACCGGTTAATTGCATCTTGTTCTGCAATATCCCTCAAATACTTTAATTCTTCTTCTGTTGCCCCCATAGAATCCGCTATCTTCCCGGTATTTCCAGCAATATCCCCAACGCCGCTGCCAATTCCTCCAAGACTGTCCCCGATTCCACTAACACCGGCACCATAGCTTCCCAAATCCGTATAATTGTCTGGATTTGGTATGTGATCGCCAAATAAAGAGGATGGATCAAAATCGCGGATGCTTGACTCAATCCCCTGCCCAAACTTATATCCGGCATCTGCAGCGTCTTTGTAATCTTCAAACTCCCATCTTTCTACATATTCAACCCAGCCAGATTCATCCTTTACTGCCTGCTGCGCCTGTTCCAAGCCAGCATAGAAGTTATCTAGGCCGCTGGTAATGTCTACCGTAACCCCTGGTATTTTATTCAGCAGCGTTTCAATCGCGCTGGCCAGGTTCTGTATATACCCAATGACAGTCAGGCACATATCATAAAATGCCACCTTAACCGCAGCCACCGGGTCATTAAATACATTCCCTACAAAGTTTGCACATTGCGCAAAAGAATGCTGTAAAGGAACCAGGACAGTATTGTAAATAAATGCTTTCATGACAAAAAATGCAGCCATAATAATACCCGTTGCGGAGATCGATGTCCCTGCAAATTTATTAATGGCTGCTACCCCGGCATAAAGGGCTGCTACAAGAACAATGATTGCCATCACAATCAATAATATAGGATTTACAGACATTACGGCATTTAAAAAAGCTTGTGCCTCCGCCATGGCTGTAGTTGCACCTACACATAGCATCTGCCACCCGTAATATACAGCCAGCGCCCCCGCCACCCCCAATATAACAGGAGCGATCCAAGACCAGTTATCTGCTATCCAGGAAGCTCCGTTCACTAATAAAGCAATTGTATATTGAGCAATTCCGGAAAGGACAATCAATCCTTGTGTTGCATTATCCACAAATCCTTGAAATAATTCACTGTTTGCTATCTCATTGATTTGTTCAAGGACAGGCTGAAATGCCATAAGGGCTGTGTTTTCAAATGAAGTCCAGATCTGTTCGAAAGTCATAGGCATGCTTTCGAATTTTGCATTGGTTTTATCCGCTGCTGCAAACATGGCAGATTTTATCAACTCTGCGGAAAGAAGTCCTTCTCCTGCAATGTCCTTTAAATTCCCTTGGACATTCCCGGCAAGTTCTTCCACCTTCATACCCATGGCGTCTGCCACAGAAGCTAAGACTTCTTCGTTCCCTTCTATGTATCCTGCAATATTTTGAATGATATTCGGGGCCTGCTCCAAAATACTGTTGTATTCTTCACCCCTCAAAACCCCTGAACCCATTGCCTGCGTGAGCTGCAGCATAGCCGCATCAATTCCTGCTGCCTCCGTCCCGGCAATTCTGAACTGTTTGTTGACCTGCTCCATGAAAGCAATGATTTCTTTTGAACTGCCAAACGCATCCCCGGCCATAAGCCCCAGCTTTGAAACTGCGTCAGCCGTTGCCTGATAACTACCCCTTGCCCGCTCTGCGGAAAGATAGATCAGGTTCTGTAAATCCTGCGTTGTCTGCAACCCGTCATTCATCATGTTTAAGCGGGCGGTTGTGGAAGTAAGGGTATCTGATAGGTTTAAGACACTAGAAAAGGTTTGAACCGTTGCATAAGCGGCGGCAACACCGCCGATCACCCGCATCAATTCATTGGCTTCCTGCGTCCCTTGCCTGATCTCCCGGTTCAGCCTCCCTTGTTCGTCCACATTATCCCGGATATATCTTTCAGCGCCGCCTATTGTCTGCGATAACCGTGCGTAGGCATCATTTGCCGCCTGAACATCCATATTGTCAACAGCATGGTTCAGCTTCTGCTGTTCCTGAACTGCCTGATCTAACTGCCCCCGCAGCGTTTCCAGTTCTGCGTTTGCCGCATCCGTCCCCATATTCAGGGGATTGCTTTCCATTGCCTGAATACGCTGTTGAATTGCCTGCAGGCGGTTTTGCATATTGGATAAATCCGTGAGACCATCGGGCGGCAAGAAATCCATATCCGCCGCTGCCTGCATAATCCGTCCCTGTGTTTGGCTCAACGTGTTCAACATATTATTTGTGCTTTGGACTTCCTGCCGGAACCGTCCCATTCCGCTTTCAGTGAAAACTTCCAAGCTGTCAGATTGCCACTGAACGGGCACATCAACGGGCGGCGGCTGGTCTATGGCAGGGTTTGGCAGCACTGGATTTACCGGAATATCAATCGGGGGCGGTGAGGGCGGCGGGTCAATCTCTGGCAAATCTATACCCTGAATAGCGGCATCCAATTCCTGCACTGCAATAGTAGCACGGTCTATGGCTGCCCTGGCCCCGTCAATAGAAGCCGTATCAACAGGCGAACTCATGGTCTGATGTAAATCTTCCATGGCAGAAAGCCCCAAATTCACAGAATCAATCACCTGGTACAAAATGCCTGTAAAATTGTCCTGGAGCTCAATGGCTGTACTTATACCTGCCGTGATATCACCCTCCCTTCTTCCCTTTTTTCATCTTCCGTTCCATTTCTTTCTCTTTTTTCTTATCGTTCTTTATCTTCACCTTAACTGCAGCTACAACAAAAGCCTTTTCTTGTTCATCCATATTGAGGAACACAGAAGGAAGGATGTGTAATTTCAGAAGGACATAGTAAGCATAATTCGCTTCCCAATCCCCTTCTTCAATTAGTTTTTTGCTTTATCCACCTTTTCCTCAAACGATACGTTGAATCCCTGAAACTTCTGGACAAACGACGCCAGATCGTTGTATTCGCCGGGATTATCAACCATGGCAAGAAGAAGCTCCTCTGGGGTTGTCACACCATAAGAATCCTGCAATTCCTTATCGTAAAGGTCAGGCATCACCACGGAAGCTGCGATCATCTTCTGGATATATTTGCTTAACTGTGTTTTTGGACGGAACAAATTGGGCTTGCCCGTGACTGGGACATCCGTTGTGCATTCGTCCCGAAGCTCCTCGTTTATCTTTGAACTGATATGCCGGAACTCCCATTCAAGGGGCTTTCCGTTATCGTCACAAAGGGATTTTGTCGGCGCATAAAAGCCGTTCTTTTTCTCGATCTTGTTAGCCTTCATAAATTTGCTGAATTTAGACATTTTCACACACTCCTTATAATTTTAACGCTGTTTAGTTGGTAAGGAAGCCTTCCAGGTCCTTGAACGCTTCCGGCATCTTGAAATCCTCAAAAGTGAAATCCACATCTTCATCCAGATATTCACCGTCAGCATCAAACTTTGCCAGAATACCGCCGTCAATGTTGCAGTCCATCAGGATGATCGTTTGCCGGCCAACCGCAGACCCTTTATCTTCATTAGAAATCTGGATTTCAAAATAAATATCTTCTCCAGTATCCTTGTACTGAAGCATCATCTGCCGGAAGATGGAAGTATTGTAATGAAAGGTGGCGCTTCCGGTACCCTTCCAGCCAGAAGCCTTGTTCCCTTTTCCGGTTTTTCCTAAGATGGGGACTTCTGTCTTGTTCTTTTCAAATTTCGCTTCAAGATTAATCGCCTGCATGAATTTATAGCGACGTGTTCCAATCGTAATATAACATTCGGCTAAAGCCGCAAATATCGCATCTTTGGCTCTCATTGTCACATTTCCCATTCCTTTTTACCCTCTTTCTTTATTCTACAGTAACAGTCATATACAGCTTGCCCATAGCGTTTACCACGGTAACAAGGTCAGTTACAACTACTGATTTCTTTGTATCACCCGGACCCACAGTCACATCTGCATCTGAAAAATCTTCAATTGCCCGAATCTCCTGAAGCTGCTCGTGGTGTTTCACTATATCAGACCACAATGAAATCCTTCCAGACGCATCATTCGGAACAACCCCAAGATACTTCGTATTGAACAGCACCGCAATATCATTGCCAATCTGGTCAATCACCCGGATCGTCTGATTGTCTTTGAAAATCTCTCCCTGGGTATTCGAAATAGTCACCATAGTGTTGATATCTTCCAACACACGGACATCGGCTCCTACTTTATGAAATATAAATTTTCCTGCCTTGATCGCTGCTTTAAGCTGGTTCTGCGTGTGCGGAGTTTCCACCATAAAATACCCGTCATACTTTTTGTTCTGGTTGCTCTTATTGACCGCACAGCCGGCCGTGGCACCTGTCACCCAATATACAAGGCTTGCTTCACTCTCCCCTTCATCCAGGGATTTATTATTCACACTAATAACCCCCATAGAATCCGCCTTTGCATAGTCATAAAGGACAAGCTGGAACTTCACGCCCATTTCATCCCGCAGCCGCTTGTTGTAAGCAGCATACAGCGACTTTGTGGTGTCATCCGTCACGACTGCCCCCATGGCGTTGAATGCGAAGGATTCCGCCTTATCAAGATAATCCTGATGGTCCGCTCCACTTACTTCCCCATTCTCTCCCCCGATCATGGGGATTGCTGCTACTGCTTCCAGCGTGATCCCGGATTTCCATTTCAAAAACCGGTTGTTTTTCAGCTCTCCCGCATCAGCCACTGTCTGTTCGTCAACTACATCCGTTCCTAAGATGGTTTTTACATCAAAAAGAGCTTCATCATCCGCGTTCACCTGAACCACAATCTTGATATCATTCCCACGCACACCGGAACAGAGAGCTTCCGCAAGAGTATTGCCTGCCTTCTTCCCTCCGCCGTTCAGACGATACCCATAAAAGGTTCGTGTATTCAGGAACAAATCCCGAAGCCCTTTCAGCTTATCACTGGTGTATTCATATCCGAAAATTTCCATGCTGTTCTTCTGGAAATCCTCATTTGTCACTTCGAAGATTTCTCCTTCTTTCCCCCAATCCAATTCAAGGGGCATGGTTGCAACCCCTCTTTCGGAAAGGGCTGCGGTTGCTGCAGACTTTGAGACGAAATTGATATAAGCACCCGGCAATTCCTTATTCTGCACTAAAAAAGAGCCGCCACCTAAAGCCATTCTTATTTCACCTTACCTTTCATATAACTACTAATCTTTTCTTCCACAGCTTTCACCGTGTACAGTTCCCCGTCTTCAAGAAGGGCCTCGATAATATCCCTTCTACCCTGGAAACGGCTGGAAGCAATCAACTGTTCTTTAGAAAATTTATTTTCAACTTTCCCAATGACCGCCTGATCCGCTTCCGGTGTTTTCTTTTTTCCTGCCATTTCATCACCTATCCTTTCACATGGGTTTCAGAATAAACTTCTTCCATAACCGGGACAGATTCATCCACCTTATAAACAAACAGATCATAATTCACGAAAAAGTGAAGAATACCGTCAACCACTTCATACTTCCTTTTTGTGCCCATCACCAGCTCCCCGCCAACCTCCAGATATTCCAGACAAGAAAGAAGCTGTTCAGCAACGGCATAACATTCTTGTTTCCTGTGTAGCTTATCTTCCGGGAAATACTGAATACAAAACTGGTTCTGCCTGAAATACCGCTTCCAGAAGAATAGTTTTTCCGTGGGATTCAGGCATTGGACAAAAAAACAAGGCTCTGTGAGGCCCTGCCTTTTTTCTTCTCTATGGACTTTGCACTTATCACCAAATTCAGCATTAAGCGCAATGCTGATTGATTCAATTATGGAATTTATCATTTCATGCACCCCGCTAAATACTTTTTGATTTTGGCTTCAAGCACCTTAGGCGTGATCGCCTGAATCTCCTGCTCCGATATGGTAAGCATAAAATGCCCCTGAACCCATCCTTTATGATCTGCTGTCCTATGCCCATATTCCACATAGGAAGCATACTCAACCGGGTTCACAATCTCAATCACAAGAAAGCCCCCGTAATGGTTTATTTTCAGGCTGTCAACATACCCCTTTGCCCCTCTGGTTTTCAGACCTTCTGAACCAGAACCGGATTGCTGGGAGGTCCAGCTTCTTCTTAACGTACCGCCTTTCTTACCTGAACTTTTCGGATAGTCCCCTACTGGTGTACGTTTTATGACTTTAGCCAGTAGGCGCGCAGCTAATTCCCTGGCGCACTCTTCCACAAAGGCATCTACATCCCCGGCTTGAATTTTGTTCAACTGCTTTTGAAGTTTTTTCAAGTCGGAAGCGGTAAACTTCCCCATCTTCCCCATTAAGCCCACCCCCTGAACGATTCAAGGGTAATTTCCTGATGGGTGGAATATATAGCTGGTATACTGCTTGCGGAATATTCGTTTGTCACCCCGTTTTGGGTGACAACGATTTTTGAATTGCTGCTTATCGCAATTTCCGGGGCAAGGAATAATTTCACTCCCTGCGCCTGAACTGCTGCGGTTTCAGTTTGAACAACCCTGTTCAACTTTTCAAAGGACAACTTGCAAGGTTGATTTTCAGTCACAGGAATTTCTTCTTCACTTGACAGTTTGGTTTTTTCGTCTATCACCTCATGGTATTCATAGATGGTGCATAACCCCTCATATGTGGCTTCCTGCGCCCGTCTTGCCGCCTTTCTTGCGCCTTCCAATGCTTTTACCATTTAAGCCTCCTGTAGTGATAAATTTCACCTTTTCCATATGTCAATAGATGGTTGATAAATGCATTCAACCGCTGCTCATCTGTCATAGTGCCTTCCCCTAAAGCAAATACCGTATTTGTGTCACCCTCCTGCAGTTGCTTTATGGCAAACCCTAAATCCAGCATCTCAAGGCCGTTCGGAGCAAATGTCTTTTTCGCCATCAAAAATTCCCCCACAGCCATATCCACCACAATGCATTCTAGCCGCTTTGGGATTATAATGCTATGGGTTTCATTTTTGACTGTGTTTAACACCTTTTCTAATGAAAATGACAAGGCAAAGCTATCATCTTCTTTTACCTCATAGCCAAACTGCTGCAGCCTTTTCTTTACCGCGTCAACCCTGTCCATGCAGCCTCCTATTTAATCTTACCAAGAAACACCTGATCTGCACAAGGAAACGTCACCAATGCTGTTGCCACCGCCTTGATCCATTTGGCAACCGGATCATTTGTTGCGTAATGCTCCAAAATCACATTGCCGATTTCTGTGATATCCACATCCGACTTCTTCCTTAACTCTAATTCCTCCGCCGTCAGGCCAAAGAGCGTTTCTCCCATATCCCCATCCGGCATAAAAGCGAAGGCGTCCTCTGCAAAATAACGCTTTGCTGTGTGCTTTCCATCCAGGCTCAGGGTACGGTATTTTGCATCATAGGTTGCAATCTGAGGAAGATCCAGCGTCTGTAAAAATGCATTCAGCTCTTTCCTGGATAAAAGCTTGTCACTGTTTACCCCAAATATAGCTTTACGGATCGTTTCATCCTTCAACATAACATTCAAAATCTTCTTTGAAGTAAGAACTCTCGTCGGTGTAAATCCAGTATCACTCACAATCTTATCCACACACTCATCCATATTCCCAAGAATATCCGGAGTTCCGGATGACCAGGTGAATTCCTTTTTATGGGCATTTGGCACGCCGTAATCAATGGTTGCTTTATAACCATTTTCATTGATAACCAGCTTACCGCTGCTCATAGCTTCTCCCCGCATAGCCTCTACCCTGGTAAGGACGGAATCCTGCAGGGCATCCACATCATTATAGATTCTTTGGATCGCTTCCTTTTCTTCCGCGTCATTCCTTGGCTGCTCTAACTGGATGATTTCCTTTTCAGACAGCTTCCTTTTGCGCTTAATAAGCGCCAGCTCCGCCAAATCGTAAGACGCCTTTTCCCTCTGGTCAATCTCGGTCTCGGTATCAAAGGCATGGATGGAAGCGGATACCGGAAGATTGTTTGCCCCCCGGATCATTTTTACTTCCAGTGCTTCCGTTTTTCTGACCGGAAAAAGTTCTTCCAATTTCTTCTTCTGCGGCTCCCTGACTTTTGTGTAGTCGATCAGCTCCCGATAACTCAATAGCTCCTGTACACTCGGCATATTATTCCGTCTCCTCTCTTTTTACAAACTTGATCTCCGGAAGCACATTATGAATGGCGCTTCCAATGTCCTCCGTGTAATCTACCCCCAAGGGCAGTCTCTTTCCAATGACATACCCTTCCACAAGGTATGCTCCCGGCTGAGGGCCATAGGTGACATCCAACGCATCCATCAGTATTCCCGCAGGCTCCTCTGAAAATGATACCGCCTCTCCCTCTGTTGCCGTGATGCTCACAACCTTTCCTGCAGCAGAAAGAAGGCTCCCCTTATGGACGATTTTCCTCCCATACTCATCTGCTGCCACCCCTTCATCGCTTACCGTCCCGGTAAAGGCAACCACCTTCTCTGACGCTAAAAACTCAGCCTCATTGTTTACTGGTATATTGGTTTTATAATACATCTCTTTCCTCCTATTCCTCGCCCCATAAACTCCCCTTGGAGCTGTTTTTATCCGCTTCATTACGTTCCTTCGCAAACTGGGAAGCATAACTATCCTCATGGGTTTCTCCGTTCCTGGGCTTATAAAAGCCGCCCCTGCGTCTCCCAGGCGCACCCGGGGCTCCGGCTCCGCTGCCTGCTCCAGAAGCATCTTCTTTAAATAAAAACGCTTTTTCTTTCTGAAGGTTTTTCAGTTGTTCATCCAGCCCGGCCACCTTCCCGTCCGTACCCAATACCAGCTTCGTCCGATCAAACAGCCCGGCGGCAATCTCCTCATCGTGCACTTTTCCAGCAACGGCTAACTTGATTGCAGTAGTCAGCTTTAAATCCTTCATCTCAGCCTCATGCTTCTCCTTAGCTGCTGTATTTTCCGTCTGGAGTGTCTCAATTTGCTTTTTCAGTTCCTCGTTGTCCCCGGCAGACGCTTTCAGCGTTTCAAGCTGCTTGTCACGCTCCGCAACCTGCGCTTTCAGCGTCTTGCTTTCCTCAACCGCTTCATCATGATTTGATTTCTCCACATACCCTTTCAATTCTTCCAACGAAGCCTTTTCAGCTTTTGCCGCCAGTTCTTCACTGATACCAAGGGCAACAAATTCCGCTTTCTTCATTTCCTTTTTTCCATCCTTTCTTTGATTTTCTATTTTACCCATAGATAGGAGATAAACCGGACCAGTTTGACCGTCATAATCACCCCCTTCCTAAAAATGAACATGAAAAAAGCACCCTTGAATATTCATTTTTCAAAAGTGCCCACTACAGTTATTTTTAATACCCCATGCCCATGCCATCTTCATAAGATGGCGGATCTGCTTTACTCTCTGTATTAATACAAAGTTGACTACAAACCAATACTTCTGCCTTGACTGCGAGGTGTCTTATACAATTCTTCACTTATCCCAGAAGGTTTAGGAAATATCTTTGACATATGATCAACTATTTCTTTATCAAATTTTAACGTCTGAAATTCCTGTCTTCTCCTATCAAATTCCTCATACGACTTCAAACTTAAAAATTTCTCTTTTTCTGTCACTATAAAACCTCACTTATTATTTGATAAAATTGCGGAAACATCTGTTTTAAACGATCTGGACATTCTATATATTCCCTAAAAGGCTCTGACATAAACTCTGCTAAAAGTTCTGGTCTAACTAACATATTGTCATCTAACAATTCCGACCAATCCGAAATATACACCCTGCCCTGATATTCTGATACAAATTTATCGCTTTTTATCAAAAATATCTCTACCGGATTATTACTTGCATCATAATATATTTCTTTTACAAAATTCCCCGGTATCACATCTTTTAGTATTTGCTGTTTTAACTCCAACACCCTTTGCGCATCCAGCAGTTTATTCTCAACCATATGTCCAATTTCATGAATAACTTCCGTTTTATCAGCACCCTTAGCCACATATAGTATATCATGAATATAGTCGTATTGACTAGCCCCATCTTTACCAATATCAATAATTGTTCCACTTTCTAATGACTGTTTAATCTTTTCAGGCATGGACGATATTACCTCATTTACAACTGTTTGTTCCTTCGTGATATCCTGACCAGGTGTATGACTCCTTACTAAGTAATCTGTTTTTTGACTTTCTTTGTTTTCATTATCTACATACTTTTCTTTCCACTCTTTATACGTCATATTATCAGGAATATAATAAGCCTTACCCGTCTCTGCGTCTCTCGCTGCCCGTTGCCCTATCTGACCAAAGTTCTCATCAAAATGCGGAACGGTAGTAGAACGGCAATACACATGAAAAGGCGGGGCTGTTATTCCCGGCTCAAAATCCTTCATGGGAAACACTTGCCCGTCAAGGCTTTGGCATATGTCGGAAGTGTGAGAATCCAGCGTTGCCACAATTTCATATTCTTCAACATCCAAATCGTTGAAACAATCCTTCTGTGCCGCAGAACTGAAATAAGCTTCTTCCGTCATGACAAGCCGTCCAGCGTTATACTTTGAAGCATTCATTTTCTTTGCTATGGCATCAATCGCTTTCTGCGGGTCTTGCCCCAGCATGACATTCCGGGTAAGTTCGTTGTGGATTTCAGAGATTAGTTTTTGCTTGTTATCCCAAATCCTTTCCGAAAAATTCTTACCATCAACCGCCCACGGTTTTGAAAGCAACTTTTTGATATGTCCCTGATCCAATCCGGCAATATCCCAACCTATACCGAACCCCTTTTGAAGTTCATAGGCAATATGGTAATACCCGCTTTCAAGAATATCCGTCATTGTCCCATTAGTGATTCCAAGCTGTTTTTCAAACATCATTTCAAGGCTGTGCTGCGTATGTATTTTCAGAACTTCTAAACGGGAAATATGGAATTTAGCAGACGCATTTTCAAGCTGTTTCATCCAGGTCCCTGTCATCGCATTATCCTGGCCATGTTTGATATAATCCTTCACATCCCACTTGAATTCTTTTAGGTCAGCCCCGGAAAGCATCTTCCGGGCTTCTGCCATGGATACCCCATTGTTGGTTGCAAAGCGCTGATACCATGTGTTGATCTTCCCTTCTATCTCTTTCTGCGCCTGTTTGTAAATCTTTTCGATTTCCAGGTAAGCCTCAGCACCCTTCTGGTTCTGTGCCGCTTCAAGCTGCCCGAACCGGATTTTCCAGTAATCGCTATTCTTCGACGGAACCACCGCCTTCCTTTATCGGAGACGCTCCCGGATTTTCCTGTTCCCGAAATGGGTTATATCCCTGCTGTTCCTCCAATCTCTCCTGTTCTTCCCGTTCCTCCTTCTCAAGCTGCTCCAACTCCTTATCTGCATCATCCACCCAGGGATGATGACCCAAAATAGTATGTCGGGAGATAATCCCCGCACTTTGCTGTGCGATGGATGCCAGTTCCGAATCATTCCTTACAGATGTCCGTGTCCATGTCTGTATGATAGGGCCTGGCTTTATCCCTGAATACTGGCAAATCGCACGGATCAGACGGTTAAACCCTGAACGGAACTCTGTTTCCATCAATCCGGCCTTAAGCTCCAACAGGGAATACAGGTAGGAAAGCGCCACCCCGGAGCTGTTGCCAAAATTCTGAGGATCCGGATCAATCCCCATCCCTTGTTCAAAAATAGATTTCCTGGTTATTGTCAGCATCTTTTCCCTGGCCTCAACCGGAATATCAATCGTGAGGGTGTCCAAACCTCCTTTGCCATCCCCGTTCTCATCCAACTTGATGGTCTTATATTTTTTCAAATTATGTAAAAATTCCTTTAGGTCTTCCCCCTCATAACCAGACAAGACAAAAATAACTTCCTGGATGTCTTCCAGATCATTTAGATATCCACTGTAAACCTTATCATAAGCATCCACCAGCTCCTTGATATCCTTTAAATCATTCCCTCCTTCCGCGTTATTAAAAAAAGGGATAAACGGCACTTCCCCAAACCCATGGGAAATGGTGTTGGCCTGGTCAGCAAAGTCCGATGGATCATAGGACACATAAGGAAACATAGAGAACTCAGCTAAAGTGTGAATACTCCGCCTGTTTTTCTTTGCAAACGCCCAGCATCTGGTATCATCCCAATATTCATACACATCCAAAACAGTCCCATCTTCATCTATCCAGTCATATGTCCTCACAACCCCGAAAAGTTTTTTCCGCAGGTCACCCTTTGTCCAAACCGGTATTACCTGCTTAGAATCCACCACCTCGTATTGGAATCTGTCCTCCTCATCCATCCAATAATGCAGCCACCCTATGGTTGAGTTTGATGCATTGATGCACAGATTTTTACACACTTTGGAAAAATCATCCCCAAGGATCTTTGTTATTTTCTCATTGCTTTCTTTGCTCCCAATATCAAATATCGGAGGGGATGCAAAAAGGTAAGATGCCTTTTGGTTTACAAGAATATTATAAAAGTTGCTGGGTATCCGGTTATCTGCGTTATGCAAAGGGCTTTTTGATTCACCGGAAACCCTCACACCATACTTTAAAATATCATTTTGCTTTTTATAATAGCGCTCTGCCGCTTTGGATTCCCGAACCATTTCCCGGTGTTTCACTAAGTACCGGTTCACTAATTTTTTCATCTGCTCCAATTCCATTTACACCCTCCAACTGTCATTTCAGGAATGATACTTTTGGTTTTTTCCGTATGCTCTCTACAGCATAACGCATAGCATCCATCAGGTGGTTAAAATCATCTATGGGCTTATTCAGCCGCTTACCAGTCTTTATATCCGTATCCCATGTGTAATTACTGATCTCCGTGATGAAATTCACACACCGGGGATGGACTATAATATGATAATCCTGGAGAAAATCGATGCCAGCGTTTACACTGTCTTTTCCCTTATCGGCTTTTTGGATTCTGGAAAGCCCCAGTTCCCGAAGACGATCAATGCTTTTCGGCTCCGCAGATTCCGCACGGATCCTCTCTTTCCGATACCCCATTGTGGTAACTTCCGAAGCGATCCTTTCATTGCTCATGCCGTATTTATACATTTCATCAAATACCCATAAGGTTTTCGCTGATTCATCCACCAGACCACAAAACAAAGCAGAAGGATCGTTTGTATAACCGAAGTCAAGACCAAAGGCTGATTTAACACTTGCCAGCCTGCGGACTTTATCAATATCAAACGCCTTTTCTTCCCAGTTCTCAAAAATCAAACCGTCTACAATACCCCAATCACCAAGTCCAGCCACACGATAACGCCGGGGATTGTTCAGGCGCATGGTCTCAAACACCTTGCGATCTGCTTCATCCAGCCATTCATTACAAAGATAATTCGTAGTCATGGCCAGGGTTTCATCATCCGGATTGTCAAAAAACCGCTTTTTTATCCAGTGGTGCTCATTCCACGGATTGAAAGTAAGCGTAATCTGTTTAAACAGCCCTGTTTCCTGTGGTATCGCTCCACGGATGGATTCATCCAGCATATTGAAATCATCCTCATTACCGATTTCATATGCTTCCTCAACCCACATCCAGCACAAATAACCATGCTCCACAGTGATCGAAGTGACCTTCAAAGGATCATCCAGCCCCCGGAAATATATTTTCTGCCCCGTCGGCTTGTAAGTCATTTCCAGGGGGCTTTCCTTTATCTCCCAATGGTTTTGAACCCCAAGACGATTGATAGCCCACTTTAATTCTGTGAAGCAGCTATCCTTTAGTGTGCGGAAAACCTTTCTGACAACAAGAAGGTTCGCATCCGGGTATTTCATCAGATTTGTGATATACCACAGAGCCGTGGTCTTTGACTTCTTACTTGCGCGGCTCCCCTTGCATACCCGATACCTTCCCCGCCACTTCCAGAAAATACCGTAACCCTTACCCACCACTTCTGGCAAAGACACCACCTGTCTGCCGGATGATGAAACGCACCGCTCAGGCATATATATCCGCTTCTGATAATCAAAAATGTATTGGCTGCTAATCTTCAAGATCATCTTCCCCGGAAATGACAACCGGGATATTCACATTCACATCCAGCTTGTCATTCCACATACCTAAGTGTTTCCCTAAAAGCTCCAGGGCCTTCAATTTATCGTTTAGCCTGATCTCACGTTCTACTCCTTCACCTTCTTTTGTTGGAATCACCTTCACTTTTACGGACTGGATAGCGGCGGTATCGTCAGCAGTTGCCCCTGCCTTTATCGTGGCATCATCTGAATCAATCACATCAGCGGCATTGACAAAAGCAATCTTTGCCAGTTCCAGCACAATCCGATCCTGATTCACCCCGGTTCGCTTGCTTCTCTCTGCCATCTGTTCAGAGACCGCCTGCTGGATGTTGAGTTTTGCTAAGTTCTGACATCCTATGTCTTTTGCCGTCTTTACCGAATACCCTGCCCTTATCGCCGCTTGTGTTGCGTTCAGGTCAATCAGATATTCATCAACAAAACGCCGCTGCTTCTCTGTTAGCTTTGCCATCCGGCAACACCTTCCTTCCCTAAAAAATAAAATCAGCCACCGGGCGCAAAGCTCCGGCAACTGATTTTTTCATGATACTATAATAGCACACATCAACATTGAAAATATATAGAATGTTTTTCAGAAAATTCCTTCAACGCATATCCATGAAGCAAAACAACATACTGGAAAGTATAACCCATCTCAATGGCAATCTGTTCAAGCTTTTTGTTTTCAACATACCGCTTGTACAGAATTTCAATATGCTTACTATTCTGCAATTCATGAATCTCACCGATTATCTTATGTTTCAGATCGACATATTCATCAATCAGTTGGTCAATCTCATTTTCAAGGTCAATGATCTTCTCAATCTGCTTCTCATACCCTGCGCTTCCCGGAAGGCTTGTCTGCACACGTTCCTTTGAATAATCAAAGCTTCCGATACTGGAAAGCCTTGCCCGAAGGTCAGCCTTTTCCTGAATCCTCTGGTTAATAATCACATCAGCCTTATGGAGCCGCAGCAAATATTCCTTTGCCGTCATAACATCCCTCTTTTTTCTCAGACTGCAAACATGAACCGTTAAAAACCCTTTATCTTCAACGTTTTCTCCTTTTGAAACTCTTAAACGGTTCAAGCGGTCCCTGTTTTCTCTATTACTACTATATTCTTTCTTTTTTATAGCAAATTTACAATTATTTTTTCTTAAATCATTAAGAAGTCAGAAGTAAGTTGTACCATCTTGAACCGCCCGAAAAAACACTGTATTTATAAGGCTTTCAAGCGGTACAACTTTCACAGCAGCAACTTATGCCTATCTTGTGCCGGCTTGAACCGTTTCAAAACGCTCGCACAAATCAAAAATCCAATCCTTACGGGCGATCTGAACTATCCATTCATCCGGAATACCACATTCACCACCACAACCATAAATAATCCCGGCAAGCCCGCCGGCAACCGCCGCTATGGTATCCGTATCACCGCCAAGATTTACCGCCTTCAGGACACAATCCCGATAGCTGCTGGTATGATATATGCACCAGAGCGCCGCCTCCAGAGTGTCAACCACATACCCGGTGCTTCTAATCTCGTCCCGGCCTAACCCTGGGATTTGAGGCAGCCGGCTAAATTCTTTTGCCCATTCCCCAAAATATGCAAGAGAATATTTCAAACAGTATTCCAGTGTTTTGCCTTTCAAAAGCTGTTCAGCCGTTGCAACATACATTCTGCAGGCCCGCTTTGAAATCTCATGCGCATGGGTAAGGCAAGAAACATTGTCAATATCATTGACGCTTGACGGCATCAAAGCCAGGGGAAGAATACGCATCAGAGAACCGTTTCCATTATGTTTGTAGTGCTTCAATCCACATTTTAAAGGTTCCACACCAGCATTAAATCTTCTGATTGCCATTTCCGTTGTGCCGCCTACATCAAACACTTCCCCATAAGGAGTAAATTCACCTTTGTCCAACCACTTTGAAAACTTTAGCATCATGTGTTCCGGTACAATCTCTCCTCCTGGAAACTGGATAATGCTTTCCATCGTGGCAAGCGTCAAACTGCTATCATCTGACCATGTGCCAGGTGGCTGGCTGTATGTCCCATACCCAATCATATCCGTAACCGTAAAGGTATCACGCTTTTTAAATTCCACCGGGACACCCAGCGCATCACCCACAATCAAACCCATAACCGAATCATAAACCTTACCCATTCTTTTTACCTTCCTTTCCTGGCTCATTTTCCATTTTTGCTCGGTTACTGGCTAAGATTATAATCCTTTAAGCACGCCTCATAACCCTTATTAAATTCATTTTCTGCTTTTTCACCCAACAGGTCCTCCGCTTTATACAAAATCCAGCAGTCTCCCTGTTCGTAAAGGTCAAAAGGAACATCCTCCGGAACCGGGAAATCCATTAGGAACTGTCCAAAATATCCTTCCGATTCCATTGCCTCATACGCTTCCCTCTGTGTTATCGTTCCCCTTTTCTTTTCCAGACGGTAACATGTTACGTCTTTATAGTCTGCGCTGAGTGACACTTTTA